CGGTATCGACGATTTCGTCCCATGGTTTTCCCGGGAACATCAGCGACAGTGACGATACTATATGAGAATGCAATGCCATAGCAGACCCATGATCAACTACGAACCCTGGCCAGTTCATATGAATTCCATATTTGATCATATCACCACATGGTTTTGGCTCTGCGACCGAAACAAGAACATCTTTTCCACCGAAATGTGTTACACGGTCGCATATCGTCTGTGTATACTCCTTCAATCGGTCAAATGGAATGTCTTCGACATCTTTGTAATCCAAATCGACAAAAAAGTTGTACGTATCCGACTTTTGTTCGACGACACACACCTTCTCACCCGATTTTACAGCCTTGACATATTCGTCATAAAATTCATTCAATCTATCATAAGGAACAGATAGACGGCCACCGTCCATGAGCACATGTGATAGATTGGAGCTATTCGAAAACCCCTGTTTTCGGCACCATGATCTAAACATACTTATTCGTACATCGTGTTATTTTTTTAATACTCTTCTTCATGCCAAATTGAGGTCCTGCATGATACGTCTCTAAACTCTTCTTCACTATTCGACAATTCTTTTTTAAGAACTAAAAGTTCATATACGGTTTTAACCTTTACATCTTCGATGTATGTATCTGCCCGTGTTTCACTGTATGACTTGTGATCCATTAAAATATCTTTAATCTGACGGAGAATGTAGTTCTTGGACTTCATTATTTTATAGAAAATGTTTTTCTATTGAGAGAAGTGATGCATGCGTAAAACTCTGGGTTCTCGACCACATTATGTATGATTCGTTCCCATCGTCTTCGAGAATTAAATTCTGGTAACGTATCGAAACTCATGAAATCATTTTCATCGTATGTACGTTTCACATGAATTTTTTTCGTATACATTTTGTATTTCTCATCGTTAAACCTTCTCACAAGTTCGTGCTGTTCATTACTCGAATAATTTACGAAAAATATAAACACCGTGTACTCGAGTTCTATAGTAGGACTTTCTTTTACGTTAAATGTAAAACTCGTATACTCCCCATTTTTAAGTGAAACAACACCACGTGTTTCTTCTTCCAACTCCCTCAACGCTGTGCGTATAGGTGTAAATATTTCCCTTCTTCTACACCCCCCTGTCACAAAAATCCACTCTTTAAAACGTTTATCTCGCACGGTAAGAAACCGTGGAGTATCACCAACGAAAGTCACTGGTATTGCTATGGCTTTATGTTTTTTCATTGCTCATTAGCTTCTATAATCCCCTGATAAGTTTATTCCGAAGAAATGTTCACGGGAGATTTACCTCGTGTAGTGCGTTTGGGTTTGGGAGGCTCTTGTACAACAACGGGCTCGGGTTCAGGTTCAGGCTCAGGCTCGGGTTCAGGCATTTCTTCTGTTACAGGTGCATATACCATCTGAGGCATTTGGACATCGTGCGCCTCTTCCTGAACCCGGTCCAGAAAAGTCTTGATTTTGGTGATGTCGTCTTTCGACTGACGCAATTCGTTATACATGTAAAGAGACGCCGCGACGCAAACGACGACTGCAGCCAAAATAGCAGTTTCGCGATCAAAAGAAAACATTGTGGTTTACTTACACGTTTTGTTTTTAAGTAGATACAATTACACCCATTTTAGATCTTTCACCTTCTGGGCACTGATACCCTGGTTGTGCAAATTGTATTTCCTGGTAGTGACCATCCTTACATTCTGCGTTCTGAATGGGAATATATTTATTGAGCGTTCCGGATTTAGGATCGTAGGTGATCATAAAAACGAAAAAGAGGAGAAAGAGAAGCCCCCACATTTGTTATTATAAGGGATTTAATTAGAGTACATAAGACCAGCCATACCATTTTCAATGCGGAGGATGTTGTAGTTAACACCGTACATGTCAGTGTTGAACGAACCAGCATCAGTTACGAGACGAGCCGAGTCAACACGACTGAAGTTGAGTGTACCAGTGGGCTGGAGCTTGCATGTGTCAAGGCAGAACGGGTACATGAAATGGTTCGCGGCACTGCTATCCATGGTCGTGAACGATGTGTGGTAATACAGTGAGGCGGATGTGTAGTGAGGCTGCGCCTTCTTCGCATCGCCAACATCCGTGCCGTTGATCTGGAGCTTGACGCTGCCACTGGCTACGCCTACACCACCTGACTTGTACGTCGCGATGAACTTGATAGGGTGGTTGTAGTTAAGCTCTTGCATCAAACCACCAGAAGCGATCGACTGCTGTGTCTGTGTGATCAGCATGTTCTGGGGGGCCGACGAAAGCGCTGTGCGCTCATCGGTATCCAGGTAAAGAAACTGTGCGTGTACCTCGTAATCGGTCACGGGGAGTGTACCCCACGAAATACGGATCTCGACATCGTGGTACTGAAGCGCCACGAGAGGAAGCGCCGACTGAGCATTCTCACAGAACGAGAAGCGCAGGGGGTAGAACCCAGCATCATCAGCCGTGGCGGCCGAGAGAGACTTGGAATACGACTGACAAAGTGTCACGGGAGCAATTTCCTGAGAGAACTCAGACGTTTGTGTGTCGATGACCTGACCACCGATCAGTAGCTCAACCTTCTTAATCTCATTCTTCCAGTTGGCCCGTGTCAACGTGTTACGGGGGGATCGGTTAGAGATGTACACGTAACCGAGCATATCACCCTTGCGCTCGAAACGCACAGTGGACATACCATTCGTAGAGGGGTTACCCTGGATAACCTGCTTTTCGACAGTTTGGGCAAAGTTTGTGTGACGCTTGTACGTCGAACGGAAAAAAGATACTTCGGGATTACCAACGATGTGGGCATCCTGAGCACCCACGGCAACGAGTTGGGCGATACCACCAGACATTTATATTATACTATGTTTTTATTTTTAAGTATCAGAATAGAGGCGTTCCGGGATTGATCGATTCGGTCAGAAGAAGCGATAGAATTCCGATCATCGCGAGACGTCCGTTGAGCAGTTCGGTCTCGGGCTTCCAGGGACCCTGAACATAGCCCTCATCACCGGGGTTCGCGGCGGTACCGAGAAAGGTGAGCGCAGTTACGGCAACGGTAAGACCGATGTGTTCCTGGAACTGCGTACTGAGGGAGTGACCCGTCACAAGTTCATCGACGAGCGCAGACGTAAACCCGATCATAGCCGCGCGACCATTAACACGCTCCGCCATGGAAAGGTAATCATTCGGGCGATCAATCTTCGTGAGAGGCGTTCCTCTGGACGCACGGGTCTTGATGGACCTGGTCCTGGACCGAGGCGCGGGCTTTACGGTAACGATAGGCTTGAGGGCAGCAATGCAGGACATTGTACTTTCTATACGTGGCAAATCTTTATGTTCAACGCACTTCTAGTTTTTGTACACGTGTAATCAAGGATAGGACGAGTGCTTCGAGGTTCTTTGTTTTGACCTTTTCGGCTTGAAGTTGTCGGTCGACTTCTTGAAGGGCTGAGGTCGCTATAGTCCATAGGTAATCCTTGTTGAGGCGGTGAAAGTCTTGAACCACCTGTCCAAACACGAACACATCTTCCCCAGTGATATCCGTATCCACACGGATGGTGTGTTCGTCAACGACTTCGACGATAGTCAAGTCCTTGCGTTTAGTGCCTCCCTCGTACACGACGAGCGTATTGCTCGTGGCATCCAGGTTGGATGTGTGAAAGTTCGTGAAGGTGATGGTATTCGCAGAGACCTCTGCCGTCTGGTAGATGTTTGGAATGACCCCGTCAGCCACAGAGACGGCTTGTGGAACAACCTCCTTGACCTCTTGTGCGATGAAACCGATAACGGTCGAAGAGCCTCTTCCCACCTTGTCGACATACTCGTAGTATTTCGGTTGAAGTTGCCTGAGCTGATTGAGAGCTGTCGTGTCGTGTATGTCTACGATGTTGCTCTTGATGCGTTTATCACTAGTGGCGACAAAGCTCATGGCACGGATAGCATTATCACTCTCAATACTAAAATTCATATTGTTCGGGTCGCTATCTATACCATCTTTCCCATAATCACGGTAGGCGGAACTGTAATTAACAGTAGCCTCTACACCTTCAACACGCAACCCACCCATGAAATATGAAAGAGATTGAGCTCGAAAACCCCCGTTCACATCCAACTTATATCCAGGACTGGCTGCCCCGATACCGACATTTCCATTATTCTTGATACGCATCCGTTCTGTTTGATTGTCTTTTAACGCAAAGTTGCTCGTGTTGCTGTGAACAGATGACGAATACCATATCTGGTCGCCGTACGACCTATACACCATGCCGTTGTTCGTATCATTACCGATTTCACTTGTTCTGTAAGTCCCGTCTTGAATGAACAAGAGTGTTGGATTATCACTTTCACCAGAGTTGTTTGTGTCTGCTTGGATGACGACCACACAATCTCCAGCCCCACCACTTACATGAAGTTTGCCTAACGGACTTGTCGTGTTAATGCCGACATTACCGTCATCCTTGATACGCATCAAAAGAGTACCTCCGTTCGAGTACGAGTTGGTTCTAAAGTCGATCACCTTTCCAGTCGAGTTTCCGTTCGCATCACAACATACATTTACACTCCCTAAACTTACCAGAGATAAGCTGTCCGCTGAAGAGTACTTGTTGCCCACAATGACATGGGCAGCATTACTCACATCAACAGCAAACCTGGAGTTGTCTGAGACCTCAAACTTATTATCAGGACTGTTTATCCCGATACCGACGTTCCCCGTAGACCTGTAAATATCACTTCCACTTAAAGTGAAATAATTCGTTCCGTTCGTTCCGTTCGTTCCGTTCGTTCCGTTCGTTCCGTTCGTTCCGTTCGTTCCGTTCGTTCCGTTCGTTCCGTTCGTCCCGTCCGCTCCGTCAGCCCCCCTCGGAACTGTAAAATTAAAAACCGCAGCAGAAGAAGATCCACTATTCGTAACGGAACCACTCGAACCAGCCACCCCAGTTGTCGTGGTACCGATCGCAACCGTTGCGGCAGGTCCCTGAATTCCCTGGTCACCTTTTGGAATCGTAAACTCGAGGTTCGCAGCTGTCGAAGTTCCCGTATTCGCGACACTCGCAGATGACCCCGCGGCTCCGGTTGTCGTGGTACCTATCGCGACCGTTCCAGCGGGACCGATATCACCTTGAATACCTTGAATACCCTGAATACCCTGGTCACCTTTTGGAACGGTAAACTCGAGGTTCGCAGCCGTTGAAGTTCCAGTATTCGTAACACTCGCAGATGACCCCGCGGCTCCGGTTGTCGTGGTACCTATCGCGACCGTTCCAGCAGGACCTGTAGCACCTGTAGCACCTGTATCACCTCTCGGTATGGTAAAATCAAACGACGCAGCCGACGAAGACCCCGTGTTTGTGACACTCGCATTGGTTCCAGCAGCTCCAGTTGTCGTCGTACCGGCAGCGACAGTCGCAGCTGTTCCCGTATCACCCTGAATACCCTGAATACCTTGAATACCCTGGTCACCTTTTGGAATGGTAAAATCAAAAACAGCCGCGGAAGTCGTTCCCGTATTCGTAACACTCGCGGATGATCCGGCAGCTCCGGTTGTCGTCGTACCAGTCGCGACCGTGGCAGCTGCACCCGTTGCACCGACATCACCCCGTGGAATCACGAATTTAAACTCTGCGGCCGTGGGTGTTCCCTCATTCGTGACAATCGCGTCGGTTCCGGGTAGACCCGTATCTGTACTGTGGACAGCGAGTGACCCGACGGGGGCATTCACTAAAAGTGACCCGTCGCCTTCGAACGACGCAGCCTTGATGCGTCCGGGTGTTTCGTTTATTTCAATTTGCGAACCTACACGTAAATCGGTATCCACGTACGCGTTACTGTTTACGTGTAAACCGGCATGTGGATCATTCGTGACAAGACCGACCCGGTTATTCGTCGTATCAACAAACAAGTGTGATGACCCTACGAGTAGATTACTCGTGACATCAACCTGGCCTGTCAGGATATGTTGGTTCATCTATAATTAGTAAACATCTTTTACGGGTGGGATACACTCGTAAAAGGTGGGGGTCTCTCTCAACCGGGATCGAACCGATGACCTCGCGATTAACAGTCGCACGCTCTAACCAACTGAGCTATGAGAGACGGGGAAAGCTCCTTCCCATCTTATACTGGTGACTGGTCTTTAAGCCCGTTTAATCGTTTCATAGTGATGAGCGATATGGAAAATAAACCAGCTGATGTGTTTGCGACAATCATGGGAATGACCGTATAATAAATCGAGTATACGAGACCGAGAATACTCGCGACAATATTTATACCCAGGAACGCGTAATTAAGTGCGTCTGTATCCTTTGTCCTGTATACGTGAACGATTTGGGGTACGAACATAATCGTGATTAAAATGGAACTCACGAGACCTATACCCTCGACGAAACTATCCATACTTACGGAAACAGTGTTTCATTTCTCTAAGTTTCTACCTTTTGAATACGTCGTTTCATGTCGATGATATCGAGCTCGAATTTTGTCGATTTACGCTCGAGCGCTGTTACCTTTGACCGTAATTGACTGTTTTCGGTCATTAACGTGGCCACGAAGTGTGGGGTCTGGATCCCCTCCGTTTTACCCGTAGGCGTTTCCGGTTTTTCCGGCCATACGGGGTTCGCTGGATCCTCTGTCGCCGAGGGAAGGTCACGTAAAGCCCTGCGGTACGCGAGCCATTCTTTATAGAGTGTATCCTCGATCTGGTAATCTGTCGAGAAAACCCAATCCACCTCGGCGAGGCGTTTGTTGCGTTCTTGGCGGAAATTGCGAAATAGTTTGGGCTCCAACTTTTCCCATTTATCATCATCACGGACTACGGAAATGTTACCATTATTATTATCCTTTTCTAGTTTTATAGCACCTGGGTGTAAGGGTGGGAATATTTCAACATATGTAGCACCCGGTATACGATCAAAATCGTCTCCTTCGTATTCCATGACATCTACTATCATAGCTTTTTCTCTATCATAACCAATCCACGTACGACTCATTCTATAGTATTGATTATTATTTTTTAAGTTGTGATCGGAAACGCTGTCCACTGACCCTTGATGTTTCCACTACTACTCGTAATTCTTAGATAATTAAACCTGTCATCAGATGATTCGCCACCCATGTCAATATATCCCTGTGCTTGCCAAATTGTTGCACCTATACTTCGATGACACCCCACAGTATGTGACATGAAATGATGTCGCGCCGCAACCACATTCGTATTATTATAAATAGAGTTTACTACACGGATGACCGCATAATAAGTATCGGCGTTGGGTTCTGCATCATTAACGAGTTCCGCATAATTACTATAGTCTGGAGTTCCAAAACCTTCTTTAAATCGAAAAGTCCACTTCTCAGATGCAGCATATAATGGACCACTATGTTTATATGCACCATATATCTCTACACGCGACCCCGCTGTTGCTGCACTAAATGTTACGTGATATTCCCAGCCTATTTGGGGTCCATCCGTAGTTCCGTCAGCCATGGGCCCCATGTTCACACCTGTAGAATTAAACGTCCCACTTTTCCAACCTGCACTTTTACGACTTCGTGTTGTTCCATTAACATCAAGCATTTTACCCGGATTCGTCGTCCCAATCCCCACCCTGGACCCGAAGTTCGCCACCCCCCTCACATCCAACTGAGCTTCAGGGACTTTCCCGATACCGACGGCCGTGTCGCTGATGACCATGGACCGCCCAGTTCGGCCCAACCGGTACAACTTTTGGACCTCCGAGGGTTCGAGGGCGACGTTGTAGAGTTTGAAGTTGGAGATTTGGCCACCAAAATGGTACTGACCGCCTGGTGAGAAATTACTCGCCAGGTACAAGTCACTATTCGCGAGTGTTAAAACATCTGTACTTCCTGTGTGACTACCTGTTTGTTTTACACCATCTATATAAACTTCCCTACCACTAGCACCACCGACTCCATTATATGTAAATACTAAATGATACCATCTATCATTTACTAATGTATTGGTGGGTAAAGTCACATTATAATCATTGGAAGCGAAATTGTAACTTATAATATCATCAGCCATGTATACCTCGACCCTGTGACTTCCGGATCCACCTGCTCCCCAATACAAAACTACATCTATATTACCCGTGTCAAAATCAGCTACAGCCTTGACCCACATCGATATACTGTGAACAACATTACCCGTTAATCCCGTATCTAATTTTATATAATCATCCGTCCCATCAAAATTAAACGCCTTATCCGCTGGGGAGTAGGTCGCTCCATAAAACGTCCCATGATTCCCCTCCCCCGAGATATCTGTAGGGCTCGAATTGACGGTGGTATCGAAATCCACCACCAACTTCTCGGGTCTCGGGGTTTCCGTATCCACGTCGTACCGCGAAACTCGGGGCACATCGAGGCTGCGTGTGAGCGAGAGAGAACCCTTATCGAGGGTCGTGGGGCCGGGGGTGCCGAAGAGACGCCATTCAGATACAGTAACCAGGGGGGAACCTAGTGTACCTGTCACCACCAAAGCATATTCATCATAGTATTTAGTATTATCAATTGGAATAGATGGTGTAGTTATGAGAATTGCCGGTGCATTGGTCGCTATATTAAATCCATTTACACCTGCCATGAAACTATTGGTGAGGGTATGGACAACTTCCCATGTAGGATTATTTGTGTTCCGCCCCACAATTAAACCGTCTCCAACAGCTCTGTATCCACTATTAAAATATGCCCCCATGACAAAACTTGTAATTTTAACGGGATACGGCATTTTAAGACCTAGATAATGACCTTTTGGTAAGTTTTCGGCTAATCTGACACTTCCTGTGTATGGCTGGTTTGTCCCTGAACCTCCATTATACAGGCCATCTACCGATTGCCATATATCATTTAAACCACCTGAACCAGACGCCTTATCGAACGCGTTATACGCAAAACGATTTTGGGTAGACCCGTTTGTATATCCACTACTCGCATACGCACAAAACACCCCATGTCCCGGAATCAAGGTCTCGTATCCATCCATAGGACCTGGAGGATATTCTTGGAGCCGCTCATCTCCCGCGAGTTCCAATTGGCCCGAGGGTTCGGTGACCCCCACGCCCAAGTGTCCCTTGTACAGGGTCACTTGGGACTTGGACCCCAAAAAGTAATCCTTTTGATACTCGTAGAGTTCCTGGACCTGCCCAGCGTTCAGGGCCTTGGAGTAGAGACGGAAGTTCGCGATGGAGCCGTCAAACAAGGAAGTATCGTCTGGTCTTTTCCCCAACAATAATATCGAACCTGCCTGAACAGCTAATGGGGTTGTATTTACAACTGTGGCTTGACTAACAAGTTCACATAACCGCCCGTTCATATACACGTTTCTAGGCCCACTCCCTAACCCTCCACTGTATGTAGCTGTCACATGTATCCACTCATCCTTGGGGAGATCAGACCCAAAAGGTGATTTCCAGCGTGTATAGTTATTCCAGAAATCATAATGAAACTGATAAGAACTACCTGTTTGTAACCTAATATCAATACGTTGATGACCTACAGCAGCTCCAGGTTTGTGAACGTCAAATAAACACGGATTAGTAACCGTAGATGAAGAATCAATTTTGAACCACAACGATACGGTGTGTTGTATATCACCTATAAAATCCGATGGTAAGACACTACTTGTAATATTACCATTTGCTGTCCCATCAAAGACAAATGCTTTATAGGTAGAATCAAAAGACACACCAGTTCCGGCTGTCCCATCTTGGTCTCCACCCGCCTTATCGACGACCCCACCAGTTCCAGTGAAATCCGAAGTCTGTGTGTAGTCCCGCCCATCATAGTAGACCTCCAACTGGGTCCCCGTGGTCGCCGGCACGTTGTACACGGACTTTAGGGTGGTGTCTAGGGAGCCACTGCCTTCTTCGTGGCCGTAGTATTTGATTTCATTGATATCGACCGAGGAGCGACTTCCTTGAATTTTGTTAACTACGAGCATAATGTACCTGTATTTATTCGTAGTATTTGTGTCAGGTGTTAAAGTTACCCTACCTCCACCTTCAGCTACAGTTGTCGTCGCCCAAGATAAACCACCTGAAAACGATTTTAGTAAACTCCAGGTAGAATCATCGTTACTTCCTAGAATGGCACCTTCATAAGGTCTCCCACCAACGTGTCCCGTCAAACTACTGTACGCAGCTGCGTTTATTTCAATCGCGGAAATGTTTATTTTACGAGGAAGTTCTAATTTTATCCATTCTCCCTCGTAATTTACTCCATCTGCTGTATGTGATTGAGCTGGACTACGGTTATATAGTCCGGGTGTGGCGGTTGTGTAGTAATTTCCAGATTGCCATATTTTATATGTCGTAGTACTTTTACCTTCATCAAATGCACACCAACCGGCGCGTGTATCTGTACCACCATTACCCCAACTACTACTTGAAGTTACTGTATATCCTTTTTGAGATTCTGATACTCCCGGTGTCTGCACAATACCACCTGTAGGTCCTAGAGTTCCGTTTATAATAGCCACCTCCGGGTACTTCCGCAGGGGTCGATCGTGGGGTCCCGTGTATTCGGTGACCACGTTGGAGTCCACGAGGACTGCGGCGGGGTTCGTGTAGAAGGTGTTCCCGGTGACCGTGAGGTTATTGGAGACGAGAAGGTTCTCTGTAACTGTGAGGTCATCTGAAATAACGGCGTTCCCCGTAACGGTTAAATTCGAGGAAACGAGAGCGTTCCCGGTGACCGTGAGATCGCGTCCTACCGTGACATTCGCGGTTGTCGTGAAAGCCGTCGTCGCATTGTCGAATTGAAGTGTGGTTGCCGTGACATTTCCCTGATTGGTGACGCTCTGGAGGCCGTGTGCAACATCAACATTTATACCGCCGATATTCATAGCTGTCGCATACACGTTCCCTGAAACCACCCGAAGATGTGAATCTTTCACATTCAGGAACGTATTCAAATTATTGATCGACATCTAATATAGCGTAAGAAATGATTTACGTGTTATTAGGTGTGGGACAACTGCTATGCAGTTGGAACAGTGGGCCAAACAGGGTTCGCTGGGTCCTCTGTCGCATTGGGAAGGTCGCGGAGAGCCTGGCGGTACTCAATCCACTCCGTTTGTTTCGCGAGAGATGCGTGGGGCCAATCAGGGAGGGCGTACTTATCCGTTTTAGTGAGGAGAACGTCGCGTTCTTGGCGGAGTTCCTTTAGGGGTTGGGCCGCTACATATTCATTCCATTTTTCAGTTATTTCTTCGAGGGTTGGTTTTGGGAGAGAGTTCTTGTCATCGTACCAAATTAAGGCTTCGTATGTATTACCGTGTATAGTCCACTCCTGACCTTTATAATATTCGGATAAGATCAACGCTATATCCATTTACTTTTACTTTAGAATATTATTGACACACTTCTTTAACAGTTATGGAACTTGACTGAGCAGCCGGTCCATAAATACTGTTATAATTGTCAAATGATCTATTTATATACGCTGTATAATTGGTATGCGAAACCCAAAACTGTAACTGGTATGTAATCGGATCCGTTCCGTTTGCTGGATCTAAAATCTCCATGTTCATAGAATTTACGTGAGCAGCGTGGAGGTGACTTTGATAACTCGAGGCAAGGGGTCTATTACCACTTGCATTTCCGTTCCCCACATACGTAGTTGTACCGTTTTGAGTTCGTTTTGTTCTAAGAAACATATGATAGTTTCCACCCATATTTACTTGATACGATACCAAAATTTTACTGGTAGCAAATTTAGGGTGTATAGTCACACTGAGACCGGGTATATCGCTCACAGAAGTACTCGCAGTACTCGAATCATCTCGCTTTATAGACTGCTCAACCTGAACGATCGTCCCCGGAGCATACAAAGGTGTCGCGATATGAAGGGGTTGGGGGTTCGCCACACTCCCCGTGCGACCCATATCGTAGAGGGTCTTGACCTCTTCGGC